CCCTGCAGTTTTATCTTGTCGATTTACTTTTTGCCAATCTTCATCAAATTCAACTTGTTCACCATAAGGTTTTACATATTTTTTTGATGGTCCAGGAAATCCAAAAGATCCACCTTGAGGACCAAATGCTTGAATTAATGGTTGTCCAGGTTGAATTTCTGATATTGAATGGGAAACAACTATTGATCCGGGATAAACTTTCTGAAGTTCATCATTAATTTCTTTTCTAGATGGAATTTTGATCTGTGGAAAGAACATCTTAAGAGAATAATATTTTCCTCTCCAGGAAAGAGTGACTACGATAACATTTCCAGTTTGTGCTTGAAGTCTAGTTGCTTCCTCTACTTGCGACTTAAATCCTTTGATTGGTTCTGGCTCAATTAGATCAACAACCTCTGCAAAAGTGTTTCCATTCGCATCCTCAATTGTCACATCTTCCGCTTTTATGCAGCGATTATATTTTTTACCAAAAAGTGTTTGAGTTCCTTTCTTCTTATATCCAGGCCAACACTTCATTTCATCCATAATTTTATCAACTAGTTTTTGCTCCTCCATTTCTCCGCTTGCAACATAATCTGCGGCAGTGTCGATATAATCTGCTGCTTTAGTAATTTTTGATTGAACCCATGCTTCTAAATCACCTTCACCTTTACCAACTTTCATTTGGAGTCTTTTTACTGCATCTGCAATGGTTTTGAGTTCAGATCTTGCCATAGAATATTCATGGTCTTTGATGGAAACTTTATCCCATGCCTTTCCACCATAAGAACACTCTGACCTAGTTTCTCTTTTATCGCATAACGGACAATATCTTTGTTCTTCTACCGCTTCGGATTTAGTTCCCCAATTATCAGCACCAACTTTACGACATTTGACCAAAGCACCAGATGCATATGCACTTGGCCAAACACTATAACGAGACTTTACTTTATGATAACAAGCGTCTTTTTTACCACTATTTTTACCCGGTTTATCTTTTGCTTCTTGTACTTCCATTTCTTCTTTCATTTTCTTTTTAGGCGAATCTGTAGAAACATAAGTTGGTTTTGCAGCACCTGTCTTTTGCTGTTGCCCAGGGTCTGCTGCTTTTTTTCTTCTTGCTGCAGAAAGTCTTTCTGCTTTAGTCATGCTTGATCTCTTCGCGGAAGAAACACATTTAGGAACTCCTTCCCCAGGTTCATCACTCGCACACGTTCCACCGGTTACAACGTTTACCCATCCAGACTTTCCATCTTTTGATTTAGATTTACCAAACCAATCACGAAGTCCCTCTTCAGTGACATCTTTAAACTTTTTATGATGTTTTTTGGCGTCTGCTTCCATTTTTTTCAGACGAGTGTAATAATCTGGAATTTCGTCGAGATGTTGGAGTGCAATATCTCTTGACAGTTCATGATCTTGGGTGTGCTCATGCTCAATGGGTTCGCCCATATCAAGTTGCTTCTGAATGAAAGAAACATCAAGACGATGCTTCTTTGCAATTTGCTCAACTGTTTTGTGTGACTTGATCTTGGGCATTATTCAACAGGTTTCGATTTAGTCTGCTCACCTTTTGCTCTTTTTCTTCTCGCTGCACAATGAGCACGTTGAGAGAATCCTTTTGGACTTGAGCAATCAATACTCTTTTTATATTTATTACTCCAGTCTTCTTGAAATTGTTTAAACGTTTTCATTTTCTGTTTGTTGTTTTAAAAGTTTTGCCAACTCTGCAGTAGAACCAACAAACAAAGCATTGTTTACTGTAGTTGGACCTTTACTAACTTTCTCTTCCTCAATATCTTTTAATTTCTTTTGAAGATCCATTAATTTGTCAGTGGCATCTGCAACATTTTTAATTAGTTGTCCCGCGACTTCGTAAGCACGAGGCATCTCACTTTCTTGTGCTAGTTCAAGAATACCATTAATTGCTTCTTGACCTTTTTCTATAAGAGAATATAAATTTCCTCTAGTATAATCATAGTCTTTTTTGATATCATCAGCGGTTGGTAATATAGTCTCCATTTTGCCAATTTCAAGTTTATTTTCAGCAGGAACTATTTCACCATCAACGTTGAAAGCTTCATTTAATCCGTCAAATTTTTTTGTCATTTTCATGATACTCAAGAGACTGTTCCACTAAATCCGAAATCATCACCATCTTCTATCAACGCACTATCTTGAGCGGTAATAGACTTAACTGGAGCTCCAGTTAGATGAGATGTGACAGTAGTTCCATCTTTACCCCTTTCAACAGTAAGAACATTACCGGATACAAGTTTTACATAGACTTCTTCACCCTCAATATCTAAGTAAGTATTTGTGCTGATTGAACTTGCACTATTAACTACAATAAGTGTATCTTCTGTTGTGATATCTTCCGCTAAATTTGTTAAAATAGTTCCAGTGTAGTTTTTAATAGCCCTTGGTTCAGAAGAGTAAACAATTTCTCTCGTTGGAGTATTTGTAGTATCTCCAACAACGTATCCAATAGTAGTTTTTTTGATAATATCTTTTGATGCTGAAGAAACTGGGCCGAACAAATATGTTTTTACAGTAAATCTTAGTGTATAAATTAATACCCTTCTCGTTGTGAAATTACCTTCATAATCATCTTGCATCGTAATGTTTTCGAGAATTACTGGGACATCTCTTTTTTCATTAATTATGTCTGCCAGCTCAACGCTTATAGTATAAGCGGGTTGAAAATATGGTAAAATTTGTTCAACAATTTGCAAAGCATCATCATTTATCTTTGACATAATACTAAGTTCAAATTGCATATTATATGGAACCGGAAGATATGTTTTTTTAGTTTCTGTTCCGTCAGTTGCAGACTTAGAAGTAAATGTCTGAGTAGTTGTTGACTTTCTAGATGGATCATAAGTCAAACCGGTAAATTCAAATGACATTCTTGGTAATGTTACTTGAACTGGTTTATTTAAGTCTGGAGATTGTTCTAGTCTTGCAAGAAACTTTTGGGTTGGTCCATATGCAAGAGGAACTTTAATTATGTTAGTAACCGCCCCATTATTGTTTGTGTGTTTAATGCTTATTTCATTAAATAAAGACCCAAAAGCAATTACGGTTCTTCTTAAAATTTCGTGATAAAAGTATTCAAACATATTTTATAGACCTAGAAGTTATTATTGCACATAATAACTTCTATTTATGGAATTCCAAAGGGGTTCCCTTCACTAAAATCTATAATTTTATCAGCCTCGGTTTCAATTTCATCATTATTGGCAAATCCGTCTTTAATTGCAAGCGTATCTATTGATCTCAATTTATACGAAGCACTTGATGCTGTTCCAACAAGATTTTCTCCGGCAATAAATTGTCCATTTACATTTGATACTTCAAGAATATTTGTTATCGCACTCCAGGATCTTACTCTTGCTGTTACTCCACTCTGAGATCCTGTAACTACCTCATTAAATATAAATGTTCCCATTCCTCCAACATTTGGAGATTCTATAGTTATTGTCGGAGCGACTGTATATCCAAGACCAGAATTTGTTATTCTAATCTGAGATATTGTGCCTGCAGCAGAAACAACAGCAGTCGCAGCAGCTGATACTGAAGAAATTCCTGTAAAAATAATTGATGGGGGAGTTGCGTATCCTGAACCGGAATTTGTAATAGTAACTATTCCAACTACTCCGTTTCCAATCGATGCGATTCCTGCTGCACCATTTCCACCACCTCCAATAAACCTCACTCCAGGAGATGTAGTGTATCCATAACCAGCATTAGTTATCTCTACACTTTGAACAGATTGTGCAGAAGGATTGGTATTGTCATTGCATACAACTATTCCACCAATCATTTTTGCAATAGCAGATGCAGTTCTACCACCCATAGGTGCAGATGATATTCCTACAGTAGGTGTGCTAGTGTATCCTCCACCACGATTTGTTACTATTATTGATGTAATACCACCATTTACAATTTGAACAATTGCCGTTGCGGTTACACCAACTCCAATTGGTTTACTATCTTCACCAATACTTCCACTGACATTATCATCAATTTCTTCAATGCTTGTATCAATAATTTCATCCTCATATCTAAAGAGTTCGCACCTTAACTCATAAGTGTATAATCCTTGAAGTTGATAAAAAGGTTTTTCATGCTCAACGTATTTAATTTCAAATAAACGATCTCCCAACGGAAAATAAATTAAATCTCCTTCTTTGGGTCTTGACGATAATTTTACATTTTCCTGATCCTTTATGAGTGGTGAAATATAATTTTTAAATCTCTCTCTAGAAATTATCAAAGTAATCTCATTTAAAGCCTGAATACCAAATTTTGACAGAATAGTGGGATTATCACCATACCCATCGTAAGAATCAATATACGCTTCTATCGGGTATGCGTTGTCAAACTTTGATTCTATAACTTCCTTTATAACTGTTTTTTCTGTGATATATTTTCTTGGTAGATAATGTATGTCAATTCCATACATTCTAAGTTGTTCATTTATTAGGTCTTGGATTAAACCTTGCTCTGTTTTGGAACCTTGAAGAAAAAAAGGATTAAGCATATGATTATCCGATCATATCTAGTGGTGGAAGTTCGTAAGTATTGGACATCTTTTCCATCAAAATGTCTATTTCTCTTTGAGCATCATCATACATTTGTCTACCATTTAATTCTACTCCACCAGGAAGTTTTACTCCAGTAAACTTCATCATATTTTGACCCCACTGCCTCTTAATTAAAGCAGTCAAATATGGTTTTAAGAAAGAGTCGTTCCAAACTCTTGAATAATCATTTGGATCTAGAGTTGAATAGCAATCGATAACAAAATAATGATTTTCTGTTACAGAACCCCAATCAATATCAAGATATAATCTATCTTGTCTTTTATTGAATCTAATTTGTTTTTGTGTGTTCAATAGAAAATCTAAGTCCTCTAGATATGTCTTAACCATTGCATAACTCAAAAGTTCAGTAGTTCCCCAGTAGTAAATATCGTTCAAGAACAACTGATATTTGACACTAAACATATTGTGAGTAATAGTGTTAGCACCATCAAAAGTAAAAATCTTATTTACTCCAATGATATTGGGAGGGACTTGAAGATAATTGCTATTTTCATAATAATTAAAAGTAGTAGCAGTTCCTACTATGTTTGTACTAACTGTTGTGGTAACAATTCCAACACTATTTTGACTTAATCCTTTTGCTCTTCCTCTATCAATATCTGCTTGTGTTACCTTATACTTATAAAATGTAGGATATACCCCATCAAAATGACGCTCTTGAAAAAATTGGACAGCATCATCTACCAGATCTTCTATTTGTTCATCTGCAACGTTGATTTCTAATACTGGAGCTCCCAGTTTTCTTTTGCAATAATCAATTAACTCTTGTCTAGTAGATGGTTGTGCCATTAGAATTTAGATACGACTTCTTGTTGCTTTAAATATAACTTAATATAACATTTTGCGAGGTTTCTAACTTCACCAATATCATCTATACTATCTATATCCCTTGCAAGTTTTTCATATTCAAACATTTTATTTAAATTTTCCAAATTTACTTTATCTGGGTCCATCTACCAATCCTCTTAAAAGACTTTTAATTTCGTTAATATCATTTTTTAGATCTGACAAATCATTTTCGATATGATTTATTTTCTCCTCATGAGATTTTTTTGAATCTCTTAATGCAATATAATTATTATATTCATTCATGTCTGTATTTAAAATTGCTTTTGTTTTTTGGTCACGTACTAAATTTACGTGACCTTCTACTTTTGAATAATTCATAATTATGCGAGAGCTATAGTTCTAAGATCTCTAAGTCTAGGTGGATATGCTTGATTTGTTGAAGTACCAACAATTTTAACACTAAAGTATCTAAATGTGGGCAAGTTGTCAATTGTAAACTCAAGATCTGTAAATTGTGCTTGATTACTAATCAATGCCAAAGAGTCTGATTTTGGTACAAATTTGTCAGAAGATCCGTCACTATTTGAGATATTAATGACTTGACCAGATTGGAGAAGATTTGAATATCCTGGGAAGGGATAATAAATTAATTCTTCAGAAGAATCTTTTGCGATTGCATAGAAAACTCTTACATCATTATAAACGTTCAAACATGCGGAAACATATACTTTAATTGATGTTGCAGGAGATTCGAGAGAAATTGGGTTTATTGCATAAACAAATGCATTTGGATCATCAATTATACTTGAAGTTCTGTTGTCAGTTATATAATTTATGATTGGTTGATTGACTCTATTAGATGTAAAAATCATTGCAACACGATGCAAGTCAACGACAGGAGATAATGCAGAATTTGTACTATTAAAGTTCAATGCCATTGTAAATGATCTGTTTCCAGGTAAAGTTGTCAATGTATTTGTCTCATTAACTCTAGAAGCAATCAATCTTGGGGAACTTAAGTAATTTGATCCCTTCAGAGTAATATTTTCAAATCCTTTATCGACAAAAGAAATTTCAGAACCACTAACACTTGTTCCACTTACTGTTCTAATGGAAGCACTAATATTTGTTCCTGCAGGAGTTATATTTTCAACTATTGGGGTTATAACTTCATATTGAATATTTTCCGTTGACTTAATCTTATCTCCACCAGTAGATTTTGTTTCATTTAAATAAAGTTTTGGTAAACTTGTACCAACAGACCTATCAACTCCATTTGTTGACATATCCAGTTTAATATTGTAATGGTCGAGACTAATAGAATCGGACACAGTTGAATCTGAGAGATCATGAACTTTGTTAATTCTTCTCAGAGAAACACCACCCAACTCATATTTGTAAACAAAATCTCCTGTAGTGTAATTAAATGCAATAGTTGAATCAACAGATCTTGTGATTCCAATAAGTGAATTAGCAGAAACACCAGTGTAAGAAATAATTTCTTGACCTATTCTTGCATAACCAGGATTCGTTGTTCCTACACCAACATTTTCAAATGTGCCAAAGTTTGTGGAATCTGCAACAAGTATGGTTGAAGTTGATGTAGATGTATAATCTGCAATCAGTCTTGTTGGTGCAATATCGCTGATGGCGTTAGATATATGAACTCTATTGAGAGTTGAGTGCATACCGTGATTTTTTTGATTTACTTTAATGTGTAAACCATCAGTAACAACAGTTGGTGATGTTGGAATCAATACGTTTCCGCCAGTGCTTGCATTTAGTGTTGTTGTTATTCCCGAATTATTTGTGTATCTAACAGTTCCGCCAGCACCAACTAAGAAGTCTCCCTGAACATTATCAAGAATAAGTTCGTTGATTCCCGTTATGTTGGTAATTGAAAGTCTAAGATTTCTTCCAAGAGATGTAATTCCAATTTGAGTTGCTGTTAATACATCACCAACCGAATATCCAGTTCCTCCATTAGAAATTGTAGCTGCAACAGCAACCCCATCGCTAATAGTAATATTTGCCGTTGCATCTCTTCCAGATCCAGTTATATTCGTCAGAGAGACATTGGAGTATACAGTAGACCCAGATGATGGAGTATAACCTATACCAGAATTAGTTATAGTTAAGTTTCCAGTTGCAGTACCTGCGGAACCAACATAAATGCCACTAGCATTTGAACCAAATTGAGTTACTGTATTACCTAAAGTAAGTCCAGAATCTTGTACCGTGGATCCCAATCCAACTCTAATTTTCTTAGATGAAATTTCTAAGGCATCTTTAAGTAAGAATGGTGTCTGGTCACTATCAATATCAAGAACAGGGTTATAGAAGTTAATGCTTCCACTGTCTGTAAATATTGCGCGATTTAATGTAAACTTAATATCCTCATATTGACTTGCGTTCCAGGTTAATCCATTTTGAGACTTGAATAAAGATCCCAGAAGTGGTTGCGATGTAACAACAACTTGTCTTGATTCTATCTCATTTGTAGTAGAAATATCTACTTCGCCAAGTCTAGAAATCCAGACTGTATATTCATTACTTGATGAAAGAACAACGAGCGAATGATACTGTTGACCAGTGAGATAAATTGGAGATTCGAATGTAACTCTCGTTGCAAGACTACCATCTTCAGAGACATTCACGTCTTTCGCATCAATTACAACTTCACCAAAAGGATATATTTGTTCGGTTGGAAGTCCAAGTTGCATTGGACGTAACTGGACAATAACAGGTAGTGTTGCATCTTTTGATCTGAAGAAAAGATCGACAGAAGTAACAAAAATTCCAGATTCTGATTCAATGAAGAATGATTGTGCAAGAGGGTCTAATACACAAGATGTCTTGCTATAACCAAAATCTCTCTGTCCTATGATCTTTAAACTTTGTAAAGCTCCAGAAATTCCAGATACTCTTCCGGCATTAATTTCTCCCAACCAGTTATTTACCTCTACTGCTGCTGGAGTTTTTCCAATGAATTCTTTATAAGCAGCTGTAATTAAAGCAGAATTTGCTGTTTGTTCTAGTGCAGGTCGAGCGATAGGTGCAGAAACAGCCTGACTTGTTAGAGTTACCCCTGGAGTTGTAGTGGTCTGACTAATTTGATATTGTTTCTGTTGAGAAGCAATTACACCTTTTCCAAGAATTGTTGCTTCCGGGCTATTTGCAATATCTATTTGAATTTGACTAACAGCCTGTAAAGCAGTTAGACCAGAATTTCTCAATTGATTATATCTTTCAGTTGACCAATATTGTTCACCACTACTATCAGGTCTTCTTCCGAGATAATCAACATAAGCTTGTTGGACTGATTTTAATACAAATGGATCTATTTTTGATGAACCAGGATCTACAGTTGCTTGAGTTGGTTGAGTAACGGGAACAAAAATATTTTGCCCGGGTGTTATTTGTGAACCACCAGTTGTTACTTGCGTTCTTTCACCTTGATTTCTTACTAATGTTGTTCCAACAACAACTGTATCTGTAGCACTGGTAGATGAAGACTCTTGTTGGGATTTAGTTTCAAACCTAACACTTCTTACTGAAAGAATATTTTCTTGAACTTTATTTAAGGAACCTTTAGACTCAAATCTTTCTTCTGCGCTGGTAGAAACTAAACCCGGAATTTGAGCATTAGTATTACTACTAGTTATTCTAAAAAGTTTAGTTCCCGATTCAAATCTGGGATTAATATCTACATTTGGATCCGGAATATAGATACATCCTATTATAGTTCCAACACTATCAGTAATTAATCTGATATTTGATATTGTTGCTTCTGCTCCACTAGTTTGACCTTTTAATTTCATTCCAACCTGAATATATCCAAAAAATTGATTTTGAACTTTTTCAGATAAACTAAATGTATCGACGTTGATTAAAGTTGAAGTTGATGAATATGAACTTGGAACGATTTGATCTCTATCGTATGGATTATTTGTATATACGTCTGTTGGATTATTGTATGGACCATACTTGTGATTTTGTTGAGCAACTCTGAAGGTTATAGATGGGCCGTTCTGAACTTCTCCTTTTACTGTTTCTCCGACCTGGAAAGATCCAGAAACCATACTTATTTCTATCAACTTTGGAACAATATATTGATTAATATCGATTCCATCAAAGAAACCATATACTCTTGTGATTGGTTTTAATCTCTTTGATGTAAATTCAATATTTCTAGATCTTACAAAAGGAACTAATTGAGTACTTAAAATTGAATCTCCAAGACTAATATCATCAAAAGCTTCTTTAAATACTTGTCTTGTTCCCGTTCTGGTTTTTGTACCCGTTTTTGTAGTTGTCTGATAATCAGTTCTAATTAAATTTCCTTGCCAAGATTCTTGCGAATAATTAGTTTTATTTTCTCCAGTCCATGTTGTTTCCCAAGAACCCCATGTTACTGGACCATATCCAGTCTGGGGGTCAAATCCACTAGCAACCAATTGGGAAACGGTTTCATTATAGTTGCCTTCAATTTCAATATTTTTTGTAGAAAGTCTTGTAGTATCTACCCAAACATCGGATGATGGGTTAAGTTCAATTGTTCCATAGTAGTAATTGACCAAGTATGGAGTTACATTTTCAACTCTTGTTGCAAATGGTTGAGATATATATTCAACTTCAGCATATTCCAGAGTTAGAACCCTACCAGTCCTTCTTACACCAATACCATCTAAGTCAGTAACAAATCTTTGGTCAATTTGTGGATTTGCAGCAGTTCCAATTCCAATTAAACCATTTGATCCAAGAACCAGATCAAGTTCTGTGGTGTAGTGCGAAGGTCTTAATTCGGAGTTTTTAATATCAATACTATTTTTAACAATTGTCTTTTTAATTTGTGATGTTGTCGATGAAAAATCGTCAACAAAGAAACCTGATTTAAATCTATTCAGTCCATCAGCATCTCTAATGTAGAGATTAGACGTATCAGATTCTAAAAGAGAAAGCGAAGTATAGAATTCCAAATTTTTAATCCTAGTCTCAAGATTATTAATATCGGACATTCTATATCTCTTGTGTTGATTCAAATTGATACTCACTTCATCAATATCACAAAGATACGCTGGTAGAGTCAGAGTTGCAACCTCTAAAGTGTTTTCAATAATATTAGGAGGCAATGGAGTTTCTTCTGACACTCCATTTACTAATTGAAATACACCGTCTTTACTCAAGAAGATTTTATCAATTCTTGGTAAGTAAAAAGAATAATCTAAAAGAATTGACTCATCAGAGGCAAGAACATTTGATGCAGAGTTACCTTGTGAAGTAAAATCTCTGGCTTGGAATTCAAATGGAGAAAGAGTTGATGAAGTAAATTCCGAAACTCTTGGTCTAATATCAATTATATCCGATGTTCTAATAGAATTAATGAATGGAAGATCACAATAATCAAATTGTTCATATGAGTTTACTGTTGTGATATCTCCAGTATCTGAAGATGAAAAATCTGCATATTCAAATACAATTTTCAATCTTCTTGTTGGTTCTTTGGAAGATGGTTTTCTGATTATTCTAGAATAATCATAGATTGTGTCTCGTTGACCATTATCAAATGTGAAATTCGAAGTGATGTTATTATCACCGACATTATTATCAGTTACTATTGCAGTTATACCAGATTCTTTAAAAGTGATTACTTCACCAATTGTTAAATTATTTGAATTTAACGCAGTAAAATTAATTGTTAAATCATTAACTTTTCCAACATAAAGTCCGACAAATTTATTGTCTTGTCCAACAAATTCCTCCCCAACTAAAAGATCACCTGTTTTATTTGTTGGTCCACTTAAAGATGTTAAACTTAAAGTTGGTAATGTTGCGTCAGAAGTTCCACTTGACTCAAAAATTCCATGAATTTTAAATACATCAGGAACAAGTAAACAGATTTCCTCATCTTGAACTCTAGTTCCGTATCCTGATCCAAAAGTCAAACCATCATTTAAAGTCGATGCTCCAATACCAGACTGAGAATATTTTGACTTCGAGACTGTTATAGTTTTTACTCTGTTTTTATTTTTTACCTTCGACTTTATATTCGTCTTTCTTAATGTTGCAATTAATTTCGCAGAACTATTAGAACCAAGTCCATTAATTGTTAATGTTGTCCCGCCATTAGTAAAAACAAACTTATCTGCACTTAGAGGTTCTGTTGTTCCATCAGACCTAATTAAAACATATCTTTCCTCATCAAAAGGTAAGAAAGTTTCATTTGCTGATCCAGAAGTTATTGCTCCAGTTGAGTTGGATGTGATATTAACATCAAACTGTTTTTTAATTGGTAAGGATGATGTTGTTAAATCTACAGAGGCAATATTTTTCTTTGGTAATACTGTATATAAAGTATTATCTGTAGAAGACTGAAAATTGGAGGTTAATACTCTAAAATCACTGGGATTAATTGTAGTTGATGGAAGACCACCATCACAAACTCCAGAGACCGTTGTTACACCAGAAATTACAATCGAGTTTTGTGATACTGATACTACTTTTGAGAAAGTTGGGATTGATAATCCTGGATTTGAATATGCAACAATATTTCCAACAGTTGCAACTCCAACAAAATATTTGGATAAATCTGCACTTGTTACCGTACTAACTCCACCACTAGATGCACTAATATTAACAAGTCCAATTTCATTTAACGTGGATTGAATTACATCCGCATTAAAAGTTGAAGCAGCTCCAACTATTCCATAGATAGATTTTACATCACTGGTTGAGTATGAAGTTATCGCAGTAGAAACTCTGCTATTCTCTATACCATTAAATATAAAACTTTCTCCAACAGCAAAAAATCCTTTTGTATTATATGCTGTGATAATTCCCGAATTAGATGCCGAGTATCTTAAGAATCCTACAGCACCGCTGGACTTACCTTTAATATGAGTTGGTGTTGATAATGTAATTGGTTGATTTAGTGATATTTCAGTATAAGTTTGAATGTCATAGAATGATGCGTCCCAAACATTTGTATCTGGATTTGTGGAATCATATGATCCAGATTCTAATGCAAAATCATAAACTCTAGCAAGACCAATTTCTTTGCCTGCAGCTGCAGTTGTTGTTATACCAATTCTATCACTTCTTAAACTTACAGTATATGAAGTTGAAATTCCAATAATTGGAGAACCACTTACTCTATTCAACGAATAGGTGGGTCCAGTCAAATAGTTTACACTTTGACTCTCAAGATTTTTTGTAGTTCTTGGTTTTTGAAAATCTAAGTATGTTGGACTAATTGTTTCTACTTCATACCCCTGAACATAGGCTTTAGTTGGACTTATTATATAAGTTCCAAGATTATCATTTGGAACATTATTATTGTAAGTTGTTTGATTTTCAAAAAATACTCCTTTATTACCTTTTAAATCATTTAAAGTCTCTTTTACCTGTATTCCTGCGGGGATTACATAATAGTCTCCTGATTCATCATAAGTTCTTCTTGCAAATTCTTTTGATAATTCATTATATTGTGTATCTTTTCTTATTGCTGTTATTTCGCCATCACGAACAACCATCAACTCAATAAAGTTTTCATACTTAATATTATCTACAGGCTTTTTAGTAAGGAATGCTCGAATCTTTAATCTATCGGCTCCAGGGGCAGCATAATTTGAAAACCCTTTGGCATTATCATTTAATGTTTCATCAATATCAGAATTCACAATCTCTTCAAATACCTCTAAACCAACTCTGTAAGTTGGGAGATTGTTATATGGTTCAAGAATTATTGTTTGCTCAGGTAACTCGATAAAATACCCACGAATATAGTAAACACCAGCAGATAAAGTAGCTGCAGATCCTATAGAAAATGCATTTTCTGATATAATGCTTGCAATACCTTCGCCGGGTTGAATTGTTATTGTATCATTTGTTAAACCTTCCTCAATGATCAAAGATTCTCCATTGAGAAATGTCTCATTGTCATTTGAAGTTTCTAAGTAATTTACGTAGAGAGTGTAAGGTTCTCCTGGGAAAGCAGATCTATTCAGATATGCTTTTACTTTTGCTCTTACTCTAGAAACTGAACCAATAACAACTTTATTCAGTAAATCGGAAAGATAACTAGATACTGAAATTCCAGAAAATGACCTTTCAATTAATACTGAGTTAAAGGTATTTGCGTAGTGAATACCACCACCTGTTACAGAATCACCTTCCTTGAAAACATGATTACCAAACTTTTCAATCTGATCCTGAAGAATCGATTGAACAGTAGTTAATTCTCTTGCTTGGACAGGATATCCTGGTTTAAACAAAACCTTATGATAATTTTTTGTTGAGTCAAAATCATCAAAGTATGGTGAGACGTTGAGGTTAGTTTCCTGGGGCATGATTCCTTAGAATTGCAAAATAACTTTAATATCTTCTTTTTGGTTAATAGATCTTGTAATTGAAGGTCTATTATCTA